ATGCGGTCAATTCACTAATCTTGCTGTCTGCCATGTCTATTCCTTTTTTTCTTTTTGCTTTGTTTTTCTTTAAGTTTAAGAAGTTCTACAAGTTCTTTAAAAGTCATTTGCCTTGACCTTTGTATTTTTTAAAACTTCTTCTTTTATGTTTGTTTTTTGGTCTGGATCTTATGCTTTGACCTATGCTAGTACGTTTTTTTGGTCCAGCTTCATGCTCGACATACGTTTTAGCTTTACGTGCCATTAGTTAGGAATTGGTCTGCCACTAAATACAGTACCAACTGCTTGTTCTAATTTAATGTTGTCTCCTGCCTCCATAAGTATGTACGTGCCATCTTGGAGTTTGATATTGTCATTAGGTGTATCTGTTCTTCTGTCTCTGTACCTATCTTGTCCTCTATGTGAAAAGCGTGTTGCAATGCTCATTGTGTAAGTTCAGATACCCTCGCAGTACCATCGGTAGATCCTACCCTTAACACAGCAACTTTTGTTGCAGGTGCTACCCTAAAATACTCAGGTGTAAATGCTGGTACTATAAGACTAGAAGATGTTGCTGTAGGCGATGTTGCGTTCATTTCTACGTAAGCATCAACAGTTGTTACAACTCTTATTTCTCTTGTTTGTGCATCTAATGCGTTGGATGTTGCAGCCGATGAGCTTCCAACAGCAACAGTTTGTGTTGTTCCTATTTTAAAAGTAGTAGGTGCTTTATAATCAGTCATGTTTACTCCGTAAGTTCTGAAATATATAATGAACCGTTACCAGAAGTTCTAATAGCAGATATGATGTTGCCAGGTGCAACTTTAAAAATCTCATAGTCTTTTGCTTGCAAAGGTGTCATAGCAGTAGTTGCTGTAACAGCAGGATTGCTTATAGATATATGGCAATCTGTTGTTGCGTACAACCTTACATATCTGCATTGTGCGGATATAGCTGAACTGTTTGCAGCACTATCTGTGTAGTCTACTTTCTGTACTGTTCCTGTTAATTTATAATACATAATGTTCCTTAGAATGATTCTAAAGAGGGAGCCGAAGCTCCCTCACTTAGCTTATTGGTTTACGTCTAAAAGAATACCGTGTGCGGCTTCATTTCTGACTTCAAGTGTGTACTCAGCTAAAAGTTGTTTCTTTTCAGAATCACCAGTTTTTGCTAGATCCTGAACTTGGAAATCTCTTAGATAAGCAGTTGCCATCATATCTCTTTGGATAAGGAAAGCATTACTTTCACTTGTTACTGCCATAACTCTGTTTGGTACTACTTGTAGATCACCAAAGTCTGATGAGTATACATCGATTGCTGCGTACTCTACTTTGTTTTCTGCTTGACCAAATCTTGTTGTGTTGGCGTTAAACCCAGATACAGTTTGTTTCATACTCGGTGGTACGACAAGCATATCCATTTCTCCACCAGCTTCATAAACCTCTTTGATAACAGTCTTTAAGATTGTCTCAGTTAGGTCTCTGTCTGTACCAGAGTTGGGTAAGTCTGTTCCTGAACCAGTAGAAAGTGAACCACCAGTACCTGCATCACCGTTAGTAGCAATCCATGTAGGAATAGATCCTAATGCTCTAGCAGCAGTTGCAGAACCGACAGCTTGTACTTGACCTTTAATAAGGACAAATTCCATGTCTTTCTTTAATTCTTTCGATTTTTTTGCGACTTGATAGGCCATTTCGTCAGCACGGCCTGCAGCATCTACAGCACCTTGTGTACCTGATACAGCGATTACTTTATCAGATATTTGTGTGAAGTTAAATGCTCTCGTTGTTGCACTCATTGCATCTATCGTTGCATCGTCACCTTCGATAACTGAGTTAGCGGCAGGTGTTGCAAGTGAATCTAGTTGCCATTCGTGCTTTGTTGATTTTGCGGTTGTACGAGGTATCGCAGATAAAATTGGAGTATCTTCTGGACTAATGTTATAGATTACATCTACCAAGTCCTCTCGAATACCAGTAGTATCATACGTGTCGTACAAGTTAGTTGGTTGTGCCATTTGGCTCCTCCTTTAAGTTATACGAGACTTCGGAAGATTTTAGCTGCGTCAGCAACTTTTCCACTCTTCTTCAGTCTTGAGAGTTGTTGACGTTTTACCTCTGCTGCTTGTTGACCTTTTGATTTAGATACACCGCCCTTTACAACTTTAGGAGCATTGACCGCTTTCTTTTTGATTTGTGGTTTTGCTTTTTGAAGATTACGATATGACATCGCATCCTTCACTAGCATCACATATCTGTGGTCGTATACAGAATCAATCTCTTTACTGTCAAATCCCATGTTTGATAAATAATCCCTCATTTGTGTTTTAAACTGAGGACCCTTTTCAGGGTGATTTATCTCTGGCACTTTAACAGTTAATTGTTTCTGTTGCTCTTGTAAGTACTTGTTAAACTCTTCCATTTGTAATTGTTGAGTTTGTTGTTGCACTTGTTGTAACTGTTCGTTTTTCTTTCGCATTTTATGCTCCATACGTGCAGCTTCAACAGGATCTTCGTCATATAGTTTTTCAAAGTCCACTTGTGCGTACTCTTGTTGTAATTGAGCTGATGCAGCTTGATTTAATTGGTCAAGTCTTGCAAGTTTAGCTTCAACGTCTTTTTTTGATCGTTCAACAAAATCACTAGACTGTTGTTTTTCAGCAGCTAGTTCTTGTGTTTTACGAGTGTAATCTGCGTTCCGTTGATACCCTTGAATTAACTCGTCTTGGGTCACCTCAAAATTCGTACCATCAATGGTTACGGTGTAAATAGGCTCCTCAGAGTTTTCTTGTATATCTTCCGACTCAGATGTTTCAAGGCTTTGTTCCTCTTCTGTTGCCATATAGGGAACATCGCTTGGGTTTACAGTTTCATCGCTAGAATTTGCAACTTCTGCTTCTTCTGTAGTTTCTTGTGTAGGTTCAGCTACTGCTTCCTCTACAGGTGTAACCTCTTCAGATTTTTCTCCAGTCATAAGACCTTTGATAATGTTTCCTGCTTCGATTACGTTTGTTGGTTGGCTGTCTGCCATACCGACCTCCTTTTAAATGTTACACTCCCAAATGGGTTGGTGTATTCGATTTAAGCCGAATTCTTTTTAAGCTGATTGATCTGTTGTGCAGCAAGTTTGCCTGTTTCCATAACAGTTCTAAGGTGATTTTCTACCTTGTCTGTTAGGTGATAGGCTTGCCACAGTGTTGTGCGAGCTGCATCCTCACCATGTTTGGTGTTTAGGATAGCCTCCTGAAATTCTTTTTTCAAAGTTTCAAAGGCTTCTTTTATTATTGGTTCATCAAGAAGTAGTTTAGCTTTCTCTCCTCTTGATACCTCACTCGCCAGTTTGTTTTGATCCATTAGTTATATTTTGCATGATTTGTTGCCTTTGGTCAAGTTGACGATCTACAGTTTTTTGTGCCTGTTCTCGTATCTTACCTTGTTGCACTAAATCTTCTTTCGCAAGCATTGCGTCTCTTCTTATTTCAGCTTCATTTATTTTTGTACCATATTGTAATTCTAACTCTTTAATACGAGTTTCAAACTTCAATATCATTTCTTGGTAACTCTTTTCTAGTTCTTTTATTTTTATTTCACTGTCCATTTGTTTCCTCATGTTTTCACCTTGTACTTGCAGTTGTGAAACTTTCTCAAACTCTGTAGGTTGAGGAGGTTGTGGTGGTGGCATTTGTTGCATACCCACATCTGGATCTGTAAAGAATAAACCAGTATTTTTTAGACCAGCGTTTTCTACTATTTTAGAAAGCGTGTTGTAAATATTTCTTAAATTAACCATTGGACCAGCAGGTGTACCCTGTAGCTCTAATGCTTTTAATTGTGTTTGCAATATGTTGTTGAGTATAGATAGTTGTTGATCTCTTGATCCTGTACCTAACCCTACGTTAATTGAAACATTGCATCTGTTTCTCCACTCCATAGGTCTAAAAGGTACAAATGTATTTCTAATTTTTATAATACGTTCTTTGTCTTGGTGTTTGACAACCAATTCAAATATTTTACCAAACATATCTTTCACACCAGTTTCTGCAAAGATACGTGCAATCAACTCCACTCGCATTTGTGCTTGTGTTAAAATAACATTTACACCAGTTGCTGTTTTGTTGAGTGAGTCAGCATCCATACCTTGTGAGTAACGTGTGATACCTGTACGTTGTTCTCTAACAGTGTCTAAATATTCAAGTAAAGGGAATGCTTGTTGGTTAATAGTTTGTGTTTGCATCGGCATCATAACTTGGCCAGGTGCGCCTTTAGTTCTTACAACACCTCCAGGTCTGTTAGTCAGCAA